CAGCAGCAGCGGCAGATAATGGACCCCGCATATCAACTCCAATAAGCTCCAATAATTTTTTAAGATTTTCTCTAGTTTTTACTGTCCTTAAATAATTTTCATTAGCTAACATGTCTCCCTTTAAAGAGAACACGCTGCCCATATAAGATACAAGCTCTATTAACATTAATCCTAAATCAGACTCAGAAAAGTTTTGATAATCCAAGGGGTATACCGATTTTATATACCCAATTAAATCTTTTCTAATTGAATAAAAATCATCTGCTGCAAAATCAATATATTGTTGCTTCTTCCTATCCGGGATAGTAACAAGCTTCATGAAATCTGTAGTTGTTGTTCCTGAGAATACCATTAGTTTATATTTACCTCTATATCAAAAATGTCTTTATCGTCATTTACTAACTGAAGAGTAAGTTTAATGATTAACTCTCCTCTATCGGACTGCTGTTCCGTGGACCCTACGGCTACTGTTAAAACTTTAACTACCCTAAAGTATTTATATAAAGTTTTTAATATATCCGTTTTGATTAAAAAATATGTAACTTCATCCAAAGGTTCAAATACATACTTCCTTAAAGACAGCCCATAATCAGGAAGCATCACTCTCTCTCCTTTTTCAGTTAAAAGCAATTGTCTAAGATTATTCTTAATCAAAGCTAGTCCAGAACACTTTTGAAAGTAGCCCCCCTGACTAGTCACCTTCTTTAAAGTACTCCTCTCAACAACAGCACCGTCTAGGCTCCTGATAAGGGGGTAAGCTAATCCATACCTCTTCTTATATTGAGAGGCACTCCCCTTTAGGGCTCCTTCGCTTACGGGTACTCCATACCTGTTATGTGTGCTAGTAGTTGCCATTAGATTTTAATATTCTCGAAAAAACCTCGTTGAGCTTCATAGTTTTTACTAATTTCAGCAGCGGTGAGGGCTCTCTTATATAGCTTCACACTACCAAGATGTCCATATAAACCGCTTTTCTTTCCTCCCCATTTCCCACCCATAAAATTAGAGCCATCATTAGATCCAGCAACATACTGTGGTAAAGCCTTAGCTGACATACCATCAGTATATCCTCCTCCAATAATCCAAGGGGTCATTAAAACGCCCCCGTTTCCTTTCGGTGTAGGACCACCCCAATACCAGAAGGAGGTTTGTCCAACTGAGTGAGGAGGGTAAAGAGGGGGATTATAAGCTAACTTCCCATCATAAAGACTACTATAAGAGAAAGATGAGGAGTCCACCATACTGGGAATATTAGGAGGACCTTCTACTCCAAAAACATAGGAAGTAGAGCTTGTAGTCATTAACTGTCCATTAAGCCAGAAAGCAACTTCTTTGTTAGCATAATCTATGGTTACAGTAACCTGCATAAAGTTAGAGGATACATCTCCAAACTTAATACCCCCTACAGTTGTTGATGTGTCAATATATAAACCATGATAACCACTAGGAGGAACCTCATCCTGAGGACAGTAAGCAACATTAGCAGATGCTGCTAAGAAGGATACACAACTAGTATTAATACTTTGAGTAGGACTCATATAAAACTGAAGTCCTTGGGCAAGTGTGTTCTCGGAGGGATTATTAGAGGGTGCAGTCCCCTGAGTTAATCGCCTGTCTCTAGTAAAGCCCATTAATAAACCTCTGACAGTATTCCCATATTGGGGACCTTGAGCTAATAAGGGGTCTGCGGAAGAGAAGCTTCCACCTCTATTCTCACACCCTAAAACAACCCTATGAAGTGCTGATACTGATTTATCCGCAGCCCACCCCTCACCATTCTCTTGATCTAAGTCTGGAACATGCATCCAAGTTTGGAAGGTAGCCCCTCCACTTGCATATAGGAAGTTATCAATATCTGGTTCCCCTTGTTTTAGAAGCGCATAACCTAAAGGTCTATAGGCGTTATATAAATATTCCAGATTATTTGGATATCTTGAAGCCTTAGTACTTCCATTTACCCCAGAAAAAGTGTTACACATTCCTCTGAAATAAGGAATTCCCACCCCAGAGGGGAACATACTAGCAATAGAGGAGGCAACTATTTGCGCTGGTGCTGCGGAAGTAGAGCTTGTAGCACAGTTAACAGTAAAATAATTATTGGAGTCAGGTAAAACTATGTCTGCATCTAAGAAATTATAAATAGCTACTAAACTCTTGGTAGTTATTTGATCGTTGAGAGCTAAGTAAGTCCCGCTAGTTCCACTTGCTTGTGGGTCTGAGGTAATAATACCTCCCACACCAATAGGAGGCACCATTAATTCTTCAACCGTAAAAGTATCTTGAGGGATAGCACTCTTAATAAAAGTAGGACAAAGGGGTAAAACAGCACCTGACACCTCGCCAGGATTAAACATAATCCTCTCTTGAAGTGCTTTTTGAATAGCTAACTTCGCCCCATCTAAATCCTCTAAATTATTAATAGGTATAGCACCAGCCACCGCTGGCCTGTCTTCTGGAGCTAATATAACATGAACTTCAATTTGCTTTTTTCTTCTATTAATTTTACTATCGTGATCAGCAATTTTAGAATACAATATCTGTCTTTGATTAACTACTTGCGCTGAGTCCTCTCCATATCCCTCTACTTTAAGGTTAGTAATATAAGAAGACAGATCATAAATATTTCTGTTGCGTTGATCTAAAATAACTTGTAGGAAGTGGTCTTGTTCATAGAATCCCTGCATCAAAGGGCTTTCATCAATATGCTTAATATCAAATACAGTATCAGCCCAGGTATTAAAAGTTGCCCAAGTTACAGCTTTTCCTTTACCCCCAATATTAGGATTCTGCTCCAGCAACCACCTAAGTCCTTCTGGGGGAACACCTGTTCCTGCAATTGGATCACCTGCTTCGTCCCAATAAATAGCATTAATAATACCTGTAATACATCCATCTTTCCAAACTACATTTCCGTATGCATCTAGAGACGATACCTGTGGAATATTAATACCTCCTCCATAGGCATTATAATACATTCCAGTTTGGGATTGTAAATACTGCCCCCTAACAGAAACAGGGGGACCTACATCACTAGAGGTAAGAACATCAGTAAAGGGATCAAAAATTTCACCTAATGCAGAGGGGGGCAAAATAGGATTACCATTAGCATCTACATCTAACCCTTCTAAAATATTAAAAGTAGTTGCTCCAGACAATGCTTCTGTTAGGGTTTGTCCTTCCCATGGACTATTAGGAGTTGTGTTTACCATACCTCCCCAGAAAGCTGGTTCAGGATTATTCTCAGGATCTTTCGCTCTTGCCTGAGTAATCTCTCTAATATTTTGAATTTGCTCGTCGGCCTTATTGGCGAACCCTACAGCCGCTTCAAGTGTAGCTTTAGTCTGGTCAAAGACTAAACTAGCGGCTTCCGCTGCTGGGGGAGGAGCGAAGTATTCTGTTAGAACTTCCCCTGTAATTGGATCAAGGGCTTGAAATCCTGCAATTTTATCTGCTATAGCAGAGGGACCTTTTTGCAAGGTTTCAAAAGTCTTCCACTTATCAATACAAGACTTAATCTGATTAATCTGGGATAAAGCCGTCTCCCCAATTACCCATGCTTGCGCTCCAAAACCTAAAATAGTTCCAAGCCCATACAGGTTGTTCAACCCTTGCAGCATATCCTGCTCAACCCCTAAGTTAGAGGAACTGGACACGAATACGAACCGTCCCAAGTCGGTATCATACTCCACAATACCAGAATCCAGAAAGATTCGACGCATGATATCCTTCATCATCTCATCTGCTTTATCCTTGCCATTTTGAATTCCTGCTTGAATAGAATTCAAGACAGGAGAAGGAAAGGCGGCTAATATATCTTTAGCCATATCCAACATACACTGAGGCACCCCATATTGAACGGAAAGAGCGTCCAATATAGGGGTAGGGGATGTTGTAATAATCCCTGCTGCTTTTGAAAAATCCCAACTAGCCATAATTTATCCTATGGAATATATGCTCCTCCTGTTTCATGGGGCATATTTAATTGAATATTTGGACCCCCATCTATAAAGACCGTATTCGATCCATTAATATCTACTATAGGAGCGTTAATTTCTACTTCCTCATCACTTTGTATAGTAAGCTTTTTAGCTGCTATAATATCTACCGTTCCCGCACAATCAATGATAACCTTACTTTCCGCTCCAGTAGTGTGAAAGTGGATCACGGAGTCGGGAGCCATAGCACTTACAGAAACATTGTTATGGTGTGACCAAGTTTTAACACACCCCCAATCTTCGTTCCCCCAATTCCCCTTTCTCTCTGCTTTGTACCCTCCACTAGAAGTAGTGATGGTATGTCTAGGATCTGCGGTGGGGGTAAGCCCTCCAGAGTTTACCGTAGCTGCTGGGGCAAAGGAACCCGTTGCCCTGTTCTCTGTTTCAATATTCCTACCCTCTTCAACCCAAGTATGGATATTGGACTCTAGAGTATAAGTATTAATAGGACCGTGTGTTCTTAGGTGTACTTCTCCTGCGGCGAAAGGGCTCATCTTACTATTACCTGTACTCCAGATAAAGAAGTTTTTCCCCTTATGCTCGTTAGAGTAAACTAACCCATCAACAATAGGGCTGTCTACTAAGGCTAATTTCTTACCTGATCCGCTTCTAAGAACCGTTTCATGCTGCTGGAAGGGGTCGTTTGCCTTATTACCTCGGTAGCGGTTGGTAATCATTAAAGTATCTTCTCGCAAGCCGTGTAGTCCAATCTTTTCAGGTACTAACGCCTTACCATCATACATATCTCTAAATCTAAGAGGCCAAGGACTTCGTTCTTTTTTGCTAATTACCGCAGCCCGATCCCCCTTTCTCATTCCATGCGTTCCTGGAGTTTCCTTTTCAACATATTCATCACCTGTCATCCCCATATCAGCATCTACGGGAGGAACATCAGGCTCAAAATCAATTTTATTATTTAAGCCGGGAATTACTCCCATAACAGAGCCCATGTAAAACCAGCCCTTAGAGATGTCCCCTGACCTACCAGGAACATCCATTTTTGCACAAACTACAACGCTTCCCGGCAGCGGGATAGCTACAAAAGCAGCCTTATTATTACCAAAAGGAGTTACATATCTCACCCACTCTCCCTTAGGGTTCTTTCCTGTCTGCGTATCAAAGGATACTTTAAACTGTCCCGAACGACTAATATCGTCATTAGAGATTACTGTTCCAATTTTTAATGGGTTAGAGATCATTCTCGTCCCCCCGTAGGTCTGTTAATAGCAAAAGAGGATTGTACTGCCCCCTTACTAATGGTATGTTCAAAGCCTGTCATAATATAAGTTCCACTAAACCAAGTTAAGTTTGTTTTTAGATTGTCAGTTCCCTCCTCAAAAAGAGAGTTCCCGGCTGCAAACCTAGGTTCTACACAATATAATAGAGCTTTTCTGTTTATTACTCGTCTGTCGTTAGAAAGATGAAACATGGGAATCGTAGTAATAGTACCTAATAATGCTTGATTGGTTAACTTAGCTCCCATCTTAGCAGCAGTCATTATGGCATTCTTCCCACCACTCACTCCCTTGCCACTAGTTTGTTTTTTGGCTTTAGGTTTAATGTCATGGGTCTCTCCAATAGCAGAGAAGGCTTTCCACATAAACTTAACCATGTCTGCTTTACTATCGAAATCTTTTCCGTCTGGGTCTACAAGCTCAGGCATATCGTTATCAGTACCAAAATGAGTGAATAGTGTTTCTACTCCTCCTAAATCATCAATCTCCCCCGCTGCTTTAAATGCATCAGTAGTCCCCCATATCTGCGTGTTTTGATCCCAATAAGGAGAAACAATAGCTTCAAATCCCACGGGAACACCGTTCTTATCTAAAACATTAAGATTTAATTCAGCAATTGCATTAAAAATCTTAGTTACTTCTTCACTCTTTTCACTCCCCTTTCCCATAATAGAAGTAGTATACTGTTGGGCACTTCTAGGTTGCATCCCGAAGTTATTCATAAGATTATAATATTGTTTATTAATATCAATATCTAAGCTTAAAACATTAGGGTTCTTTGTACCCAAGGCAAAGACGGGCATTCGAAGAGCGGTCAAAGGTTGTTCTTTTCTAATCTGGTCTAAGTCTCCCTTAGGAATATTTGTATCCCCCGGCAAGTACAGATCTTCAGAATCGCCACCTGTGCTTCCACCAAACGGAGAAATCCACGGAATGGGTATATTAACATCATAAATCTCTTTTAAAAATTTATAAGTAAGCCCGTCTGCTTTGTCATAAGGATTAATTTGCTCTGTGATGGACTCTTCTAGTGCAAGCTGCTGCTCTTTTGTATTGGCAAAACTCATAACATTGCCTTCTTCGTCTAATTGTTGTTGGTCAAAGATCCTAGCTTGGAGATAACTCATAATGGTATTTTTATCCCCCACCACAACTACGGGCTTCATTGCTTCGCCTACACTATTAGTCTCATACATCCACTCAGGCGCGGGCACCTTCCCTGCCT